AGGCAAAAATTGCCTACCATATCTCCGTATATGGGAAGAAAATTCAAACAAAAACACTGGGGTCTTGATGAGGCCGCGTCCGAATTTGGGTGCGACAAAGACACGCTTGCAAAGTATTTTAAGCAGGCTGGCCAGTCGCCTGCATTCACAGACGGCACGTGGGCAACCAATCAAATTGTAGTCGCTCTATTTGGCGATTACGACGCGCAGAAGACGCGAAAGATTACGCACGAAGCAAATCTGCTAGAGTTGACCGAGCGAGAAAAGCGTGGCGAGCTAGTCCCGATGGGTGAGCTTGTAAATTTGATGCAGCGTGGGCTTCAAGCTATGACAGCATATGTCATGGGATTAACCGACATTGAAATTGAACGCAGAGAAAAAATCATTGAACAAATTAGGGCTTGCGGAGAAGGCGTGGTTGGCGGCTCTAAAGATAGTGACGCCTCCGCCGAGGTATAGTGTTTCCGAGTGGGCTGAAAACTTCCGCTACTTGTCGCGCGAGTATTCCGCTCAACCCGGTCGCTACTCGCTTGGAATTGTTCCATACGCCCGCGAGCCGATGGACTGCGCGAATGATTCAGCTGTTCGCAGCGTAACTCTGATGTGGGCAAGCCAGACTACCAAGACTACGTTGCTTGAAAACGTTCTTGGCTATTTTGTCGCCGCTGAACCGTCGCCTATTTTGTTGGTTCAACCATCCGTTGAAATGGCACAGGCTTGGAGCAAAGAACGGTTCACGGCGACATGTCGGGACACGCCAATCTTGCGAGAATTGGTGACAGAACAAAAGAGCAGAACCGCAGAAAACACAATCCAGCTAAAGACTTTTCCGGGCGGCAACCTTGCCATCATCGGAAGCAACGCACCGAGCGGCTTGGCAGGCCGTCCGAGGCGCGTGGTGTTGCTAGACGAAGTTGATCGTTACCCGGCATCGGCAGGAACGGAAGGCGATCCGGTTGCTCTCGCAATTCGCCGGACTGAATCATTTTGGAACTCGGTTGTATTTTTGACTTCAACGCCAACATTCAAAGGCAAGTCTCGGATTGAATCCGAGTTTGAACAGACGGACAAGCGTTACTGGTTTATTCCGTGTAAATGCTGCGGAGAATTTCAGACGTTAAAATGGTCTCAGGTTCAGTGGGAAAAAGACAAACCAGAAACAGCAAAATATGTTTGTGAAAAGTGCGGATGCGATTGGCAAGATTCCGACAGAGTTGCGGCGATTAAGAAAGGAGAATGGCGAGCTACTGCTCCGTTTAGCGGAAAGCGAGGCTATCACCTCAGCGGAATTTATTCACCTTTCAAAGCAAAACGAGGCTTCAACAATCGGCTGCATCAAATGGCAACCGAATTTTTGGAAGCAAAGAAAGGCGGGTCAGAACAATTAAAGACTTGGACAAATACATTTTTATCTGAGACGTGGGAAGAATCTGGCGACAAAATAAACACTGAAAACATTGTTGGCAGGTGCGAAGAATACAGTCCGGTTAGCCTGCCTGAAAAGATTGTGTTCGTGTGCGGCGGTGCTGACGTTCAGAAAGATCGAATCGAGCTTGAGATCATCGGACTTGGGTTGGATGATGAATCTTGGGGGGTTGAGGTGGTGAAGACCTATGGCGATACAGAGAAGCCAGAAACTTGGAAGCGGTTCGGGAATGAGTTGACGAGAAAATTTAAGCGCGCAGACGGGATTGAGTTGCCGCTAACAGCAATCGCGATTGACTTCCATTTCAAGCCGCAAATAGTAAAAGACTTCGCCCGGTCACACGGCACGGGATGTATGGTGTTGCCAGTTATCGGCGTTGGAACTGCTCAGCCGGGATTAACTCAAAGACGCCAGACGCAGGAAGGTTTTATTTACAACTCCGTTGCAACTGACGCGGCTAAGGACGTCATTTATTCGAGGCTTCAGATGGACGAGCCGGGGGCGCGTTATATGCACTTCCCGCTTGGATTTGGATATGATGACGCTTGGTTTCGACAGCTTACGTGCGAGCGAGTTGTCACGAAATACACAAAAGGATTTGCGAAGCGTATTTACGAGAAAGCAAACGGCGCGCGTAATGAGGCGTTGGACATGCGCGTTTATTGGCTGGCATTGCTAGATGTTCTAAAGCCTGACATTGGCGCGATTGCCGCGCGGTTGACCAAGCCGATAGAGAAAGACCAAGCACAAATTCAACCACGCAGGCAAAGCGGCTGGATGAGTGGCAATGGTTGGCGTTGACGAACGCGTAAAAATGAATGGCAGCGCAAACAATTACCAGCATTCCGTCAATTATGACAGCGGGGGAAACCCTGCTTTTCAAGATTGATTTGGAAAACTTCCCAGCAGATCAAGACTGGGTATTGACCTATTCATTCCGAGCAAAGGAGGCCACGGCGATAGACATAAGCGGAACAGAATCCGGGGCTTCCCATCTTTTCAACGTTCCCAAAGCCACAACAGCGACTTGGATACCTGCAAAATATAACGGAATTGCAAAAATAACCGATGGCGTTGAGACTTTTACAATCTGGCGAGGGTATCTTGAAGTCTTGCCAGACCTATCTCAGCAAGATGCGAATTATGATACCCGCTCACATGCGCAAAAGTGTTTAGATTCAATCAATGCGGTGCTTGAAGGCAAGGCATCACGCGATGTTTTAAGTTCTACAATCGCGGGGCAGTCCATTTCTCGAATGTCGTTCTCTGAGCTTTTATCTGCAAAGGCTCATTATGAAAACCTAGTCAAAGGAGAAAAAGATGACGCCGCTGGCATTAGTCGCCGAAATGTTTTGGTGAGATTTGGCAACGCATGAATCTAATTGAAAAACTCGCATTTTGGCGGAAACCAAAACATCAGCCAACGCAACGCCAATTTGATGCTGGGGCATTGAATCGGTTGACGGCTGATTGGCTTACTAGCGGAAATTCTGCCGACTCTGAAATCCGATATTCTCTTAAAGAACTTCGTAATCGTTGCCGCGATTTGGAACGCAACAACGATTATGCGCGCCGCTATTTCAAACTTTTGCAAAACAACGTGCTTGGAAGCAATGGCATTGGATTGCAAATGAAGGTGCGCGAGCGCGTCAAAGAAGCCGGAAAATGGGTTGAGCGTTACGACATGGTGGCGAACAAAATAATTGAAGATGCTCATTCCATGTGGCGCAGGCCGGAATACTGCTCACTTTCTGGGGCGCACAATTTTATTCAACTACAACAAATTGCCCTTACATCAACAGCACGAGACGGAGCTTGTTTGTTTCGCAAGCATTATCCTAAAGACAATCCATTTTTGTTTTCGCTTGAACCAATCGAGATCGACCAACTAGACATTGACCGCAATGAAACCCACAAAGACGGATCGGTCACATCAATGGGCATTCGCAAAAACCAGTCAGGAAAAGTGGTCGGCTATTGGTTATTGCGATCACATCCGGGTGAGTTATTCCAACCCCGCGCAAACGGATTTTGGACTGAATACGTTGATGCAAAATTTATTATCCATCTTTACAGGCCTGAGCGTGTCGGACAAAGCACGGGATTCCCTTGGCTAGTCTCAACAATGGTAAGGTTGAAAAACCTAGGCCAATACGAGGCTGCGGAACTTGTGGCATCTAGGGTTAGCGCGGCAAAGATGGGATTTATTATCAACACGGCAGCGCAGTCAATCCCGTATTCTGGGGCGCAAGATTCTCAGGGGCGCAAGTATATGGAAGTCGAACCGGGCAGCATTGAAGAGCTACCGTTTGGAAAAGACTTCAGATCGTTTGACCCAAACCATCCGTCAACCGCTTTTAAGGATTTTGTAAAAGCAACATTGCGCGGAATAAGCGCGGGGCTTGGAGTTTCTTACACGTCATTGGCAAACGACTTAGAGTCAGTCAACTATTCATCTATTCGCGCCGGGCTTTTAGAAGAGCGCGAGGAGTGGAAGACTGTTCAAGGTTGGTTTATTGATTCTTTTATACGCCCAATTTTTGAAGAGTGGCTTTCGATGGCGGCAAGTTCCGGGGCTTTGAAAAACAATGAAAGCGGGTTGTCTTTGCCTGCGGCAAAAGTTTGGAAATGGAATCAGCCAGAATTTAAGGCGCGTAGATGGGACTGGGTTGACCCGTTGAGTGATTTGCAAGCATCCGTTTTGGCTGTTGAAAAGGGATTTAAGTCTCGCAGGCAAATCATTAGTGAAGCTGGTGGAGATGTTGAAGATACTTTTGGAGACATTGCTGCGGATGAATCTTTGGAGGAAGAATACGGGCTTGATTTCTCTCCTGAATCTGGGCAGCAAGCAAACAAGCAGCAATCAAAGCCCGACGCGCCAGATGATGCAGCGATTGCCACAAGTTGACAACAAACTAAAAACAGATGTCAGACGAAATCAAAACAGAATCACGGATTGACAAATTGACCGCGCAGACTTTCAAGCGCGAGATGCAATTTGAACGCGCTGAGATGAATAAAGATTCTCGCTCAATTGAGTTGAGCTTTTCATCTGAGACGCCAGTTGACCGAGGCATGTATATGGAAGTCCTCAGTCACGATCCCGTGAACTGTGATTTGTCACGACTGAATAACGGACACCCGCTGTTGATGGGACACAACCCAGAAGAGCAGATTGGTGTCGTTGAAAAGGCGTGGATTGGCGAGGACAAAAAAGGCCGAGCCATTGTAAGATTTTCCAAGTCTGAAAACGGAGAAGAGATTTGGAATGACGTAGTAGATGGTATCCGCAGATTGGTCTCTGTTGGCTATCGAATCGTTAGAGAGGTCAGTTGTGCAGAAGAGGCAGGCCGGGAGGTTTGCACTTTTGCGTGGCAGCCTTATGAAATCTCCATCGTATCAATTCCGGCAGACGCGACGGTTGGAATTGGACGCAAACAAGATTTAGAGTCGCAAAAAACAGAGAAAGAAAACAAAATTATGTCAGTTGAAATTACTCCCACAGTGGACTACCGCAAGGAGTCCCAAGAGATTCTTGCAATCTCAAAAAACCTCGCGGGCAAAGTTGAAAACGTGCGTGACCTGGCGGACAAGGCAATCGGCGAAGGCTGGACTGCCGACCAATTCCGCAAGCAAGCTCTCAATCAGCTTCCCGAAATCAAACCGATTCAATCCAATCCGCTCGCCGACGTTAAGGCTCGCGACTGGGATAAATACTCAATCCGCAAGGCTATCGGAATGCAGATGACTGGACGGCACGAAGGCTTTGAAGCTGAAATGCACCAAGAGCTTTCTCGCAATTCGCACATCAAGCCCGAAGGTATCATTGTGCCTGACGCAGTGTTCGCTCGTAACTTGATTGCGGGAACAAACACGCTTGGCGGGTTTGCGGTTCAAACCACAAATGCGGCTTCTGAGTTTATTGAGATTTTGCGCAACAAATCGCAAGTCTTGAATCTCGGAGCGCGCGTGCTGAACTTGTCCGGCCCGACCACTATCCCCCGCCAGAACGGTGCAGGCACAGTGAACTGGGTCGGCGAGACGGTCGCGTCCACTCTGACGGCAGTCAACTTCCAACAGTTGACTTTGACCCCGCAGGCCGTCAGCGCGTATCATCAATACAGCAAGCAATTGCTCGCCATTTCCGACCCGTCAGTTGACGGCATCGTTCGTGACGACATTGCCCAAACGCTTGCGCTGGAAATTGATCGTGTTGCGCTTCACGGCACTGGTTCAGGTCAGCCCACAGGCATCGCGGCTACGTCTGGCATTGGCACTGTGTTGGCAGCCACGGACAGCTTGCTCTTGTCGTCCTACGGCGCGACCGCGTATCCGGCACTCGTTAGCTTGGAATCCGCAGTCGCCGCCGCAAACGCAGATCAAGGCTCACTGGCCTATCTGGTTCGTCCCGCTCAACGTGGAACGCTGAAGGTTTTGCAACGCTTTGCAAGCACTGACAGCCCCATCTTTGAAGATGGAATGATCAATGGCTATCGCGCTGAGGCAACAAATCAGATTGCGACCAACTTGACCACTGGCACGGCAACCACTATCTGTTCGGCAATCTTCTTCGGCAACTGGAACGAGTTGTTGGTTGCGAACTTTGCAAACGGAACCGACCTCGTGGTTGATCCTTACACCGCCGGGGCGAATGGTGTTGTGAGACTTTACGCACGCCGCTGGGTCGATGTGGGCGTGCGTCACGCCGCATCGTTCGCGATGCTCGGCGGTATTCGCTAATTAGCTTAATCATTCACAACCCCGCTCGAAGAGATTCGGGCGGGGTTTTTGTTGACGACCCACTAAAAGTAGATGAACTGGCCGAGTCCACTAACCAACATATCTGCTCTTTATTCTTGGCTAAACAGGCTATTGAATGCGGCTAAAGCTAGCCAGATTCAATCCGGCGTTGGTTACAAAGTAAAGCGAGACACTTTTGGAACAACTCTCGTAATAGACCAACTGACAAAAGATGGGCTTCCGCCATTTCACATCTACCAGCAATCGTCATCTTGGTTAGATTTCAAAGTTTCAACCGGCTACATTATCACGACTGGCGACCCTATCGAGCCGACAAATACAGAAACAACATTGACGCTTTCGGGTGGTGTTTTAAGGTATTGGATTTACTTAGAAATGACAGCCACAGAAGCCGAGGTAAAAAAGAGCGCGACAACATTGGAATGGAGCGCAGACAAAATTCCGATTGGATGGGTTGACACATCAACCGGAAGCGGCACGGAAACAGCAATTGTTTATCAGGTTTTGAAGGGGCATGTATTTGATCCTTGCGCCGGACAAGCGTGAAGAAAAAATGGTTGCAAATTTCAGGAGTTGACGATTGACTAATAATGTGTGGTTGTTGTTGGTTGGGGCGGGCTGCCAAGCGCGTTTTGCTCCGCTTGGCAGCCCGATGAGAAATGAAACTAAAACTAATCAAGCCAGTCGTAATTAACGGACATCCCGGCGTTGCCGTTGGAGATGTTTTTGAATGCGTTAAAAACCCTCACCTTTTGATAGCCGATGGCTACGTTGTCGAGGTTAAAGAAAGCAAAGAGGAAATCCAGACGCGCGAACCAGTGGTTGAGAATCGCGACCCCAAACCAAAAAAGCAAAAAGCATCCTGATTTATGGCTGACGAACTTTCTTTGACGGGACGTTTTTATTACTCAAAATCTGGGAGCATTGTTGAGCGAAACACTGGAGCAACATTGGTTACAATCTCTGGGACTGAGGTAAAATCTGGAATTGAAAGCGTCGGCACATCAAACGAGACAATTACTATACCGGCAAGCCCGGGTTATGTTTTCGTTAAGAATTTGGACTCAACAAACTTCATTCAACTCGGTCCAGATTCAACCAACTATTTTCTAAAACTGCTTGCAGGTCAGTGGGCAATCTTTCCGATCAACGGAACGGCCTTAAACGCTAAGGCCAATACAGCAGCTTGCAATCTGGAATATATCGTTGTCAGTTTATAGCTTCTCAACAATCTTTTCAGCGCACTTTTGCCAAGTGAATTGACGCATGAAGTCTGCGCATTGAACACCGCGCTCAATCATTTCAGCGCGATTTGAATAAGCGTATTCAAGCCTGTTGATGATGTCGGATACATTGGCATTGAACCAACCGGCAGCGTCATAACTCCCGCTGGTCAGCTTGAGTGCGGCACTGGATAAAACATCTTTATGCCCGTGGGCGCAAGATGCTATGACTGGCCGGGCGCAAGACATAAATTCAGTCATCACCATGTTAGTCCCCGCTTCGCATCGGTTTGGAAATAATCCAACATGCGCCTGTTCGTAAATCTCAGCCGTTTTCTCATTTGGCATTGCCGGAATTTTCAACACGCGATCCTCTGGCAATCCATCAAAAGGGTTGCTGGGGTTTATCAGCCATGAATTTCGCATTGACTGAATGGATTGCGGCCAAGGATTGTGCCACGCGGCCAGCAAAACGGCATCTGTTCTGACTCGCATGAAGTGTTTCATTGCAGCCAGAACATAGTCCTGCCCTTTTCTAAACTCATATTTTCCACCACTGAAAACAACAAACGCATTCCGCTGGCTTGGTGGGCGAGGATTGAACCGATCAAAATCAACTCCCTGAACAAGCGTTGAACAATGTTTTATTCCGGCAGATTTAAGCTTATTGGTGTTCCAATCCGACCCAGTAAATATCCAGTCGTATTGTCGCGAGTTTGTTTTTGCTTTGTCGGTTAAAGGCCATTCTGTAAAACAGTATCCGATTGTTTTTGGTGCTTTAATTTTGCGGATTGGATTCAATGCTGAATCAACAATCGGAACAAATGCGGGCGCATCAAATTCCGACATCTCCGCCGATGAAACGCGGCAGTCCAATAGGCCAGTTAGGGACTTTACGAGGTTTGTGTTTGCGAGACCCCATCCGAATCCGTCGGCTGGTTTTCCTAGGTAGTATAGTGTTTTTTTTGAAGATTGATTCATAGTTTGCTCTGTATTTTTTCCCATTGACCGGACGTGGTGAGTCGCCTTTTCCATTCATTGTTATTCCTTTCTTCTTTTGCAGATGAAATAAACATAGGCGTCATCACCCGCCTGAATCTTAAATGATATGATTTGAGATTTAACCACATCCCAGCCAGATTGATTCAATATATTCAACCATCCAAGATCAGTCAGGCAGGAATAATGGTTTGGGTTTGATTCATGGCTTGCGCTTGTTAGCGGCAATGGAACTTCGATGAAAAGCCATCTGGTTTGCTCCGCTAGGTTTGACAACAAAAGTAAAGGACAAGGTGAATGCTCTGCGGCGTGACGAAGCCATGCGGCGTCAAAGTTTCCGAGCCATTTAGTTTCGTGCATCTCGCATTTGTGGGCGATGAATCCTTCAGAAATCGCAAAATCGGCTTCCGATTGTAGGACTGAAACCGGAGTCACTTCATAGCCATATTTTCTCAATTCTTTTGCGCCAAAACATGAGCCGCAGCCTATATCTAAGACGCTGGCTGGCGCGGGCAAGTGCTTTGAAAATTCGGAAACGACCATCGGAATAATTGCCGAATGGATTGGCGAGTCCGGTTCTGGATATGCCGTCTGTGTGGCTTTATTTAGTAATTCTTTTAAGTTCATTTGCAATCCTTTCAAATACTGGTTGCCATTGATATTCTTTTTCTTGGCGAAACAACCTCACAGATTTATACCAAGGAGACGTTTCTTTGAATCTGGGCGGATAAACAAAATACGGGCGGCAATGCAAAGCACACCAACACGTAACATCGAGCGCACCGCAAAGGTGGACAATAGAAGTATCAACCGAAATAACCAAATCCATTTGAGAAACAAGACGCGCAGTTTCAAGCCAGTCTTTTGGAGTTGGATGCTGAATGAGTTGAGGATAAAGAAGTCCCTCATCTTTCCCATCAACCTGAATTGAATGGAAATTTACTCCTGTTAAATCTATGACGGGTTTCCATAATTCTAGCGAAGTAGATCGTATTGCGTCGTTGGTCTGAGCTGTTGATCCACGCCAACAGATGGCGACATTGAAGCCGTCTAGCTTTTTAACATCTGGCATGGCGATGTATGGCGACTCAGGGATTGAATCAATCGTTGTCTTAAAAATTCTCGGCAAACTAACGGACGGGATGTGGCAATCAAACTCCGGCAAATTGCCGCCAACTTCACAGACCAAGTCTATTTCCGGCATTGTTCGCATCAGCGAATCGAGTCCTTTTTGACCAACCCAGCATTGTTCAATCCCAAGTTTTTTTATCTCACTTGCGTAACGCAGCATCAAAATCGTGTCTCCGCATCCCTGTTCGCCATAAACATAGACGCGTTTCCCATTTGTGCCGTCCCATTCTGGCATGTTGCAAGTTATCTTTGAAAGGTTGTTCGTTTTGCTTCTCCATCGGCATTCGTATTCTTCAAAACCTCGCTCGTAATCACAATCCATCAACAGACACATTGACCGAATAAACGCCGCCTGCTCATGCCAATGATCAATAGACAGCGCGCGGGAGGCATAACGGATGGCTTCTTTGAAGTCACCTCGCCATTGAGCCAGCAGCCCCATGTTTGAATATGAATCTGGCGCGTTTGGGAATTTCTCAATGCTTTTTTTGAAATAAGCCAGAGCAGAAGATGTGTCTCCCATCATGCAAGCAATCATTCCAAGATTGTTGTATGCGGCGGCGCAAATTTTTACGTCCTTTGTAAGCTTTAATATCTCGGAGCATCTTTCCGCCGCTATCGTGTGCATCCCCTCTTTGATTAAGTTGTTTGCAAGTGCGAGCCAGCCCTCGGGCGCACACTTTGCGGCATGATAAAGCAAATCCATGCCATCGGAATCCTTGCCGTCCTTAATCAACGCAAGACCGCTTTGGTAAAGCTCACCAAATTGCTTTTCTCTTTCAGTCATAGAAATAGGCGTGTTGTCAACATCACAAATTTGTGAGCGACATATACGGCAATGCAGCGGCATTAAAAGAGATTGAATCCGAGCTTGGTCAAACGATGATTCTTAACGGACTGGAATACCCGTGCATAATTGGTGATACGCGCGACACAAAGGAGTTAGATTACGGCGGATATTCTACTGGCTCAAAAGTTGATATTGTTGTCAGGGCGGAGCTTTTTTCAACGCCGCCGATTCTGAAAGAGATAATCACGATCAACAACAATGATTGCATCATCAATGAAATAGCCATATCGAACGACGGAAGCTGCTATGTCATTTCATTGGATGACGCCGATAAGGATGCGTGAAGCCAGAGATAAAGCTAGATACAAGAGATTTTAACAGGGCGTTGAAAGAATACGCCGCTGAATCGAAGCGCGACATTGCGGAACTATTAAACCAAAAGGCTTACTCTGTGCTTATTGCAGCCGCCGCGATTAACCGGCGCGCGGACAGGGCAAGGGTTTTAAGTGAGCTTGGTCAGCAAAGCTCTTCCATTCGAGCCAATAAAGTAAGGATCACAAAATCTGGCAAAGTTATTAGGGGAAAGCCGGTTTTTGAAAAAGTGTTTTCGCCAACTCTTTACGCAATCATATTCGCCAAGGCAAAAAAGAGCGGGCAAAAAATAATTGACATTGAAGCCGCTGCTCAAAAAGAACTTTCAAGAAGGCTTTCAAGTATATCCTTTATGAAGGCAGGCTGGTTTGCGGCATTGAAGAAAGTTGCGTTTTCAATAGGCAAATCTCTAAAGAAAGAAAATTCTAGGCGTGGCAAAGATGCCTTTGGAGACAGCTCTCCAGCGTTGCCAAAAGAAAAAACAGAGGTTTCATTTTGGAATACATCTTTCAGCAGGCCTGAAAACACCACAGACACAAATCCAACTCGGTGGGCAGAGAAAGCCATTCAAAAGGCGTTAGCTCAAGAATCTTCAAACATGCGCCAGAGATTGGCTTCAAAACTTCAATCCAAAGCAAGGCGTCGCGGCGGTTGACGACCAGCTAAAACTGAAATGGCTTCACTTCGCAATCTAGTAGAAACCGCAGTTAGCGGGGCTTTGTCCGCGATAACATCCGCAAACATCTATGCCGGAATAGATGACGGTGACAAAGAGCTTCCTTGCATCATTTGCCGGGCAGTTAGCGCGTCTGAGATGATGAAGGATTCCGGCAATTACGAAGTGGTAGTCAACATCACAACGAAATCATTGCCAAGTGACGAGTTTGATACCATCTGCGAATCTGTCAGGGCGTTGCTGGCGACCGATCAATTTGTGACAGATTGCAACATTGCCGGGTTAAAGGTTTGGGGCGTTGCCTCAACCGAGTCAATAGACTGGGGCATTGACGGAGACGCTTACACAGAGACGCGGGCAATTGTTTTAGCCTGCGCGGCTCACACATTTCCAAGTTGACAATCAATCAAAGTTGAAAGGTTAAAACGAATTTATGCCAAACACTTTTACAGGCGTCGGGATTCTTTGGGGCTTCCCAAGCACGCCGACAGCAACCACGCTAACAGGCCTTGGCGTCTTGTCTCAAATCCAATCTCTTGACCTTAACGTCAAGGCTCAAAAAGATCAGATTAAAGATGGGGTGAACAACACATCAGCGGTTGTTTTTTCAGACCACGAGCAAAACGTGAAGATTGATTTCATTCCGACAAGCTCGACAAACACCGGAAATTTTACGATTTCATCTTTGCCCGCAATCGGCGCAACCGTGGCATTGACCGACGCATCTTTCTCGGTTATCTCGGCCACATTCATGGTTGATGACGTGACAATCTCGCGCGGAAACACAAAGGCGGCAATGGCTACGATCAGCCTTTCGCGATACCTTAACAACACCGTCCCGTAATTAAAATGCAATGGCTGCAAATAGTGATTTCATTGCCGCTGCTTACCCAGAGCCGTGGCAGATTTTGGGCGTAAATTTGCGCCCATTCTCACTAGGCCATTACATTAAACTGAGTCGCCTAAAGTGCGCGTTTGTTTCTGAAAAAGAAGAAACGGCAACTTTGGGCGACTTGCTTTTAGGGATCATCGTTTGTTCAATGCCAACCGCAACCGACTTTTCAAAAGACGATTTCTGGAATTGGTTGCAACGCAAGGATGGTGGCATCCGTTATAGTCTCTACGCAATCAAGCAACGTATCTTGCGTCGTCAGGTCGCAACGCCTGCGGAATACGATGTTTTTGTTTGGGGCAAGCAAAATAAAGGCATTGAGTTTGCAAGCAAGGTAAAGCTGTTTTCCGATTACATCGAAAAACATTCCGTTGCTCCAGCATACGTTGAGCATCCAAACGACAACCCCAAAGGCAGTGGCGCGCATTGGACGCAAACCGTTATCCAGTGTTTAACTTCAAGATGTGGCTACACACAAGAAGAGGCGTTAAACGCTCCCATGTCACGCGCACTGGCAGACTACATCAAACAGTGCGAATCTGACGGAGCAGTCACAATTTTGCCGCAGGAGGCCATTGTATGAGCGAGTTTAAGGTGATGGGCAAGCTTGGGATGGACGGGGCTGGTTTTTTTTCTACGATGAAAAAAGCCGAGCAGTCTGTTCAAAACCTTGGCAAGTATTTAGCGGGAGCGTTTTCAGTTGGTGCGATTACGGCGTTTTCTAAGTCGGTCTTGGATTTGGCTGGAAAGCTGAATGACGTTTCAAGCGCACTGGCTATCAATGTTGAGTTCCTTCAAAGGTTTGTTGCGAGCGCAGCAAAGTCGGGAGGCTCGCTATCCGATGTTGAGAAATTTATTTTTGAATCCAACAAATCGAGACAAGCGGCATTAAATAAGCCCGGAGGGGCAGAGGCCGCAGCATTTAGGTCTTTGGGATTTTCAAGCAGCGATGTTGCGCAGCTTAATCCGCAGCAATTTATTGAGAAGTTGATTGATGCGTTTTCAGGCGGAATAACTCCCCAGAAAATAAACGCGCTAGCCGAAATAGGCGGCAAAGCTGCAAAGAATCTTGTAAATGGGTTTGCGGAAGGGATTGACACTGAAATCAAGATAATCAACGAAGAGCTTGTCTATGAGCTTGACGAAATAGGGGACAAATTTACAAGCCTAGCCAATGAAATCAAATCAGCGTTTGCGCCAGCAATAAAATACGCGATTGACTTCTTTCAAGGAATAGTTGACATGACAAAAGCCGTGTCAGCTTTTTACGGAACACTGATAGGAGGCGGATCGTTGGCCGATGCCGAAACTGCGCGAGATGAGGAATTGTTGGCTCAAGTTAAAAGAGACAAAACGATTGAGGAAGTTTCGAGGGCTAGACGCGCCTCAAGAAAGGCTGGCGAACAATCATCTCCGGGCTTCGCAGCTCAGTCAGTTGAGCTAGAGCCGAAATCCGCATCTGGTAAATCCAAGTCCTCAATCTACTCCGACTCTCTTTTATCGGTCGGCAACTTCCTCGGCTCAGGCCGGGCATCGTCGCTTGAAACCATCGGCACAAAGCAATTAAACGCGCAGCTAAAAATGGTTGAGCTGTTAAAAGGAATGTCCGCAGGAAACGGCGGAGTTCCAATGACCTAATATGGCTAACACAACACTTGGAACAGTTGGAGCAATTGAGCAACCTTCGTCTTATGGCTTTACTCAAGGCAAGGGGAGCTTTTCAAAGCGTTCTTGGAAGATCACAAATCCGTCGTCCGTTGTAACGTTGGTATCTCAATTGGCTGCGGCTGGCTATTCGTATGAAGTGACCAATGGGCAATATATCACGGTGGAAGCTAGGGCAGAGCAAGACCCTTCAAGTGGAGACCCTGCGAATACGCCGCTGCAAGACATTTGGGAGCGAGTCGGAGTTGTGTCAGAAAAAGACATTCTTGAATCAGACACAACAGCTATTTCGAGCATATCTTCAGAAGACCTTGATATTATTAAGCGCGAGATTGATAGCCCAAATTCAACAGGAACAAATCCGTGGGTTTGGGCAGATTCATCAAACAAATACAAGCTCTTTAAACTTCTGTATTACGGAGTAAAAAACGCGCGAGTGTGGCAGCCAGTCGTTAAGCATAGCTATATCACGGCCAGCACCTATTCCGTGAAATGGTCGGATTTGAATGTCGGAAAAATTATCAGCACTTCAAAAATGTATTCACTTGAGGGATGTCCGGCTGCGGTTCTTTTTAATCTGCCGACTCAATCGCCAAACAGAACAGACATATCATTGAGCGCAGGATGGTATAAACGCCCCGCATCCGTTCAGCAATTAGCTGGGGGGCAATGGCAAATAACACAAGAGTATGAGTTTGGATATTGGCCCGACCTGATTTATACGCTAGCGTAAAGCGTTGACGAACCCTTAAAAGTGAGTGAAAAAACTTCTAATAGCGTTTTCGGTTTTTGCATCAATTGTTATCAATGCAGCCACAATTACAGGCCCAGTAGGAGACCTGACGGGTGGTGCGTTCAATCCTAGGATTGAGTTTTGGCCGCTATCAACTCCGTTCAACATCGGAAATACAAACATAGTCGGTCCGGCTAAAGTTGTCCCGGTGGTCGGCGGAAACTTTTCTCAGTTGTTAGTTGCTGGCAAGTATCTCGTAAAATTTCCGCCAACGACAAATTCATTTTACATTCACGTTCCAAACGACACAGGGACGTATTCTTTGGCTGCGGTATCTACAAATGTTTCAAGCGTCACGGGGATTGCAAATGCGCCAGTCTATCGCGTGAAAGCAACCAGCTCAGACACAAACGCAGGATTTCTTTCTTCAAAGCTGGTCGCTGGCAGCGGCGTCACGATTGCAACCAATAACGCGGGGCAAGATGAAACACTTACAATCACAAGCTCTGGCAGTGGCACATCCGGCGCATTGACGAACAATGAGACGCGTGACGTTAATTTTAACAACATGGATTTATTTATTGTTCCCGGCAATTTTTCGTTTTCCTCAGATGGCCTGAATTATGGACTTGAACAGGTCATAAATTCATCCGGCATAGTAGCGGATGCTCACATTGCTTCCACGATTGCGCGAGCCTCGGAAGTCTCAAACGCCACCAACGGTTTTGCTGCCGGACTCGCGGCGGGGAGTCATGCGATTAACGGCTCACTAACAACCAACTTAGTCAATACTTCTTCAGCATACGGACGCAGCATTAAAGCCAACGAGTTCCCCTTCACGTTCGGTGCGATTGGTTCAAATCTTCCTATTCGGGTGCTGTTAATAGGAGACAGCCTCACAGCCAATGAGGAATCAACGGCTGGATTAAGGGTTGCATTAGACGGCTGGATTCCTCGCGCTGGATACGGCTCATTTTTTAATTCCTCAGATGGCATTGGCGGCGAAAACGCGATAAAGTTTGGACAGTCCGGCTTGAGTGGCTCGTCTGGCATCTATTCGCCGATGGAGCATTTCAGATTATCCAACGGTCAGATTTATGGCCCGAACACCGGAGACGACATTTTGGCGAACCACTTGGCCATCTACTACTACGCACATGCGACGAACGGTTCGATGTTGGTCGAGACTCAATCTGTCGGAGGCTCTTACGGCACACTGGCGACTATCAACGGAGCACTCGGCAGCGGCCACATTGCAACCAACTTTACACTAGCATCCCGTGATTATTACAAGTTCCGAATCACATCAACGGGTAACAACCAACTGCTCAACGTAGGTCTGACAGACACCACATCCCGGCGTTCCCAGATTTGGGCAAAACAGGCGACTCCGGGCGAGACAATCACGAACATAGTTCAGTCGGCGGCGTTCTGGAATTTCTACACGAACTACAACCCGCACTTAGTGATCTTTGAGGCAAAGGATGAGCCAGAGTCGTATTACACCGCGCTCGAATGGGTGCGTGGCAATATCACGAATCGGGACATCATTTACATAACGGCATCGCCAAATGATTCAGACGCAAACATACCTAGAGCCAATGAGACTATTATCAGGTATGCACGAACCAATGAGAACATCTCTGTGTTCGACAAGTATCCGTTGTTCATGCCGACTAATTTTTGGATGGGAGCGTTTCCGGTCAATGGAAGCTCTTATTACGAAGATGGCGCACATCTAGGAAAAGCGGGAGTCAACAGGGCATCGGCGGCGTTCGCTGATTGGTTCAATTCTGATGGTTCTAAGTTCAGCGTTGGCGCAGTTAAGGCAGCGACTACGACGCAGACGAACACCCAATACTTTACGCCGTTCGATACACGACTTTACAACGCAGGCACGATTCAAACTACTGTCCCGGTTTTATCCACAGAGATATTCTACGGCGGTTTGAACCTTAACCAATACGTCTGGTATATGGCGTCATCCGCACCCCGTAACGTCATTTTGCTGCTGCCGCCAAACTTGGTAGAGGGCAAAAAAACAATCCAAGTGACGCAGCGATGGCTTGTCACGAACTCTCAGCCGATTGCTACATCAGCACAATTCCACAAGCTACGTTTTGGCGACCACACGAAACGAGAGAAGATTGGCAGCGGAGCGTCGATTGAGCAATACACAGGCGGCAATGTGACCAACATTTACACGAGAACACTGTCGTATTCATGGTCTGCGCCAGCATTGCCCGGTGATTATGTTACGTGCGAGCTTGGGCATGGTGGCACACTGACGAACTCAATTTGGTGGATGGGGGCAAAGGTTGAGGCTTACTAATGACCCAACCCCCAAACATTCCACCGCCCGTAGAGAACCAGCCCGAACGATGGCTGGCTCGGGCTATCTGCGCGGAATTTGTTTGCGCGGTTGTAGTTCTGCTGCTGCTCGCGTCGGCAATCTGCGCACACGGACAACGCGGAACGCTTGCGTGGCTTAAACCATCAAACGGCGACAGGCTAACTTGGGACATGGGAACGAATCGCTTTCCGGTTTATACAGAAGTCCAGTCGCGCGCGGGTTCTATAGTTTGGGTTCACCGCACAAACACAACGGCAAACTCCGTATGGCTACCGCGCGACACGAGATCGGCCACATACAGAATCCGTCATGTTTTTTATTTTAACGGGCTGGGGAGTGATTGGATAACCAATAGAATCAATTGAAAACTTATGAGCGAACTAGGGGAACGATTAGCCACGTTAGAAGCAAAGGTTGAGCGTATGGAACTTATTGAACAGCGGCTAAACTCTCTTGAGTCGAAGCTTTCGATGATGATTGGCGGGCTGGCGGTGTTGCAAGTGGCAATCGGAATCGGACTTGCGTTGCTCAAAATGAAAGCGTGAAAACGCTTGCGCAACGTGTGAGAATTTTTGTCCGGCGCGTGGTGCGAAGGATGACTAAACGAAAGAGAACAAAATGAAATCATGGAAAACAACGGCGGCAGGTGTTGGCGGATTGCTCACGGCTATCGGTTCGGCATTGAACCAACTTTTTGACAGCGACCCCGCTACAAATCCAGACTGGAATCTTTTGTTGCCAGTCATCCTCACTTCACTCGTTGGCATTTTTGCCCGCGATAACAACGTCACGAGCGAACAGGCGAACGCTGACAAGCAATGAAAGCAATAGCTAACATCATCCTCGCAGTCTCTCTGTTGTGGTTCACTGGCGGATGCCAGACGACCAAGCCACAGACTCAAGAGGCCGTTGTGTTCAACTCGTTCGCATCAACTTGGGCAATCGCGTTGGCAGCATACGACGGTTATTCTGAACTAGCAGTTCAGGGCAAGGTCAGCGCAGAAGATCAACGCGACATTGACCGCGCTTGGAATCGTTTCCGCGAAACATTTAAATTCGCCCTGCGAACATCTCAAAACAACTGGCAAGCCACTTCACCCGACGAAGTGACGCGATTGAAAGACGACCTTATCATTCTCATCCGAAGCCTATGAGCGCAACACTGACAGCAGCCATTGCATCCCTTATCACCGGAGCGTTTGAAGTTTGGAGAATCAATTCCGGCAAGCCTGAGGGCTGGAAACCAACTCCCGAAGACGTTGCGGAATTGCTCGCTTTGGTTGACGAAGCCACGCCAGAAGCGCGGAAGCAGTTAGCCCGCGAGCGGCTTGGATTACATTAAGTCCGCTGGCGACTTCGCGTCTCTGGCTTGCAAGCAATGGGTGTAAATCATAGTCGTTTTAACGTCTTTGTGACCTAGCAAGCCTTGCAGGGTTTGCAGGCTTCCGCCGTTCTGCAAAAAAGCTGTGGCAAACGAATGACGCAGGACATGCGGATGCACTCGCTTTGAAATGCCAGCCTTCTTTGCGGCTAACCTCAAAGCCGTTTGAAATCCGTTCGCAAATAAATGATGCCTGCGAAGTGTTCCATCAGCTTCACAAAGCGTTCTGGACGGGAATAGGTATTGCCAACCAATCTGCTTTGATGCGTTTGGATATTTGATAGCCAAGGCATTTGGCATCCAGACTTCTCCATAACCTTGCGCCAAGTCTTTTTCGTGTTGAGCTTTCACAAACTCAATCTGCTTTTTAAGATCATCAACACACGACTTTGGCAGCATGACGATTCTATCCTTCGCGCCTTTTCCATCGCGCACGTAAATTGTGCCGGATGAAAACTGAATGTCTTTAACGCGAAGCCGCAACAATTCCATCAATCGCAATCCAGTTCCAAAGCCTAGCCGCGTCAGTGTTTTCCATTCGCCGTCAAGTGTGGCGAGTAAAGATTTCACTTCGTCAACCGTCAGCCATTCTGGAATATGCTTTGATACCTTTGCCCGCGTCGCTGATACTTCGCCAAACTCTTTTCCAATGACGCGCCTGAATAGAAACAAAAGCGCGTTAAATGCTTGGTTTTGAGTTGAAGCAGACACCTTGCGATTGATAGCCAGATGGCTTAGAAACGATTCAACTAGCTTCCCATCCAGACATTCCACGCGACTGCACTTTGACCACGCAAACAGATCACAGCACCAATGCACATAAGCTTCCTCTGTGCGGCGGCTCATGTGCAATGTCCGCATTGTATCGCGCATTTTTTGAATGAGCGGACTTTTATTTTTCCACTGTTCAGTCGTTGGCATTTAGGGCTTTGTGTTTGGTTGTTGTGTGTAATGATTGTTAGAGCGCAGACCATTCACGCGCTCGGTGATACATTCTTTTGTGAGTCGCACTGTTTGCCTCATCATGTGCAGGATGGCGTCCTCGTCTTTGTCCTGGATGGCTTGCCGGATATACCCGACCAGCAGCGGCGGGCAGTCTCCGGGATATTCAGGCTCATCATCTATTGCTTTGAGCACCACGTTGCGCTCTAACCAGTCACTGCACGCAACCGGCGTTGGCGCTGCGGGTTGTTCGGTAACGTCTGGATTCTTCATAGTTTTTTGGTCGCCGGTGCGTGAGTTCCGTCGTTAGGTGAAAAGGCGCGGCAGCCCTTCGTTCAGGTTGATGCGCCACAGGTTTATGTCGTTGCTCGCCTTCATTCCGACGTGGTTGCGTTTGCCTTTTTGCCACGTCCCATACTTCTCGAATCCGAGCGCGTTCCAGAAGTGATTACTTTCCAAGTCCACGCGGCAGCGCAGCGTGAAGCCAGCCCTCGAAAATTCGTGGCAGAATTGACGGGCGACATTTATTAGCGCAGTCCCGTATTCCAGCCGCCGAGCATCTTGGCGCACGGCGATTTGCTGGATTTTCCCGTATGTCTCTGCGCCGCGTCCCGGCGTCATCAGGACATAGCCCACGGGGTCGAGATTCATTTCGCAGATTAGCACCACGAAGTTTCGCTCGCCGCCCCAGACATATTTTGACCAGATGGTGTCTTGGATGAAGCCGACGGCCTCGCTGTTTTCCTTTTGCAGTTTGTCCACGAATTTCCAGTCAGAGGCTTTGGACGTTCTCACCATCAGGTCGCCGCCTTGCCACAGGATGTTTATCAGGCCGGAGGCACAGTCCCATTTCGTCGCCGCAAGCAAGTCCGTCCACTTGCGGTTATTCACGACTTCGGTTTCTATTGTCAGAGTCTCATTCATAAATTTTCACCTAACCACCGCATGGAGCGAATGGCGGTTGTGCGTTTCATTTCAAATCGGGCGCGTTTAGTCCGCCATCGCTCATGCGGACGTTGGGCAAAAACTCGTAGCACCACGTCCCGTCGCGCCACGGGCCGGGAGTGTATGACTTCAGCGACCATCCCAATTCATTAGCGAACTGAGCCGCTATATCATCGTGGTTGCCGTATGGCTGCGCCACAAGTGCGCGGACGCCGTTTCGATTTACGCTTCCCCAGTGGTCGAATAGGTCATTGGGTAGTAGCGATTCGACAGTGGTATGACCCCATCGTGCCGCCGATACCCACTTCCCTTTCTTGATCGCGTTCATGCGGATTTGCTTTTTAGCCCACATCGGCATGTGGTGCATCCGCCAAGTCTTGTCCCACGCATCCATTGCAGCGTGGCCGTTTTTGCCCAACAAGCGAGTGGAGCTAACGGCCACCCGCTCTTGGGCTTCGTCGGGAGTCTTTTGTAGTTCTTGAGCCATATTCGTTATTACGGTTTCTGTCCGGGTGGCCGTAGCTCACCCGCAGCGTTAGGGGTCACTAGCGCACGGTGGATTCCACGCGCAAAGATTCGGGCAACGTCGGGGACGATGGAGTTTCCAAGACAGGAGACGCGACCTTTGTATGCCCCTTCGGGTATCCCATCATCCATTCCACAAGCGGCACGGGCGGCTTGTATCCAAACATCCTCGCTCTCCGTATCAGGCCATGGGAGTAGCGTTCGCGGCCCGTGTTCGAGATTCCCCAGCCTCGTTGTCCTACTGCTTTCGTCGGAGACGGCCACAATCCAGATTCTGTCCCGCTCGATAGGCGCACCAACGGCACAAGCGGGGACACAGTTCCAGAGAGCATGATACCCGACCGCGGCCAAGTCAGATAGCACTCGGTTGTAGGTTCGCCCTCCGTCAACATTAAGCAGCCCTGTGACGTTCTCAAAGAGTGCGAATCGGGGTCGTAGCTCGCGCATGACACGAACGCATTCGGGCCATAGATACCTTTCGTCGGCATCTCCACCCCTCTTGCCGGCAAGACTGAAAGGCTGACACGGAAACCCTCCTGTAATGACATCAGGAGAGATATTGAGTTGAGACGTGACGTTTCGCACGTCGCCGTAGTTTGGCACTTGTGGCCACCGTTCTTTGAGGACTTGTGTTGCATATTCTTCGATTTCCGCGAATCCTATTGTCTCGAAGCCTTCGGCCTCGAATGCGAGACTGAAACCACCGATGCCAGAAAAGAGGTCGAGGACAGTTGGTTTTTGACCGTGACCCCTAACCATGCGCTCCACCGAATGCGCGTTGGCGTCCTGGGCGAGTTCGGATGTCTGTTGGTCGCGCATCGGTGAGCTATTCGTTGGGCAAACAGCGTTTCAGCCGTTCGATGAGTGATCGCACGTCAGCTTCCTCCCACACGGCGAACAGTTGGTCTTTCTCGAAGCATCCGTCGCGGCCTTCGCTCTCGAAGTCCATCGCCAGCGATTCGCCGGTCTTTTCGGCGCGGTCGAGTAGTTCACTGAACTCGGCAGAGCCAGTGCATTCGATGGCCGACGAGAGACTGGCCGACACGAGGAAGTCGTATTCCCATGTCTCGCCTTTGATTTCCAGTTCCTCGAACACGCACGGCTGGTATTTCGCGAACAGCGTGTTCGGCGGCATCTTCCTGAAGGTTTCCAGATTTACGATTTTCATAATTCGGTCTGCCCAACCATACGGTGCAGCGAATGGCAGCGGGCGACCGCCATTCGCAATTCAAAGTCACAGGCCGCTGCCATCGCTGACCTTCACGTTAGGCTCATCCAGAGGACACGTTGCGAAGTGCCAAACGGACAGGCCAGAAAGCTCGATGTCGCGGGCATGTTGGAGCATCCATGCCCCGCGCTCTGGCGCGATCTTCTCCACGCGGCGGAATCCGTTTCCACGGAACTGCTTTCCCTCGCCGTCCACTACATCGAAGCGGGGCGGGTCGTAGTGCGGTGCGGTGATTCCGGCGTAGTATCCCACGCACCAGTGGTCTTGCGGGTCGCCGTCACTGTATTTGGTCGCCAGCACGTAGTCACCCACGGCCAAAGCCGAACAAGGCGCTGGAGCACAACTGCCGCCCCGCGTCTCCGATTCGTTTGGTTTTGGTTCATTCATAGTTTTGAGTGCCGTCCACGCTCGCTGCCGGGCGGCAGTGGCTCAGCTTGGTTGTTAGGCGATTGCATAGCCCGCACCTTCGAGTGCTTCGGCGTGGCTCATTCCGCCGCGATATGAGCCTTCGAGGTTGCCCCAGTCTTCGACTTCTTCGGCGTCGTCTTTCGCCGGGAAGATGTAGGTTTCCGGGCCGCTGAACATCGCGTGAGCAGCCGACACGATGACGCGCTTGTGGGTTTTCTCGTTCTCGCCTTTTATGGGCGGGTCGAGTTCGTAGAGTGCCGCATGGCCATTGAAGCCGGGCAGGTTGTCTTTGATGAGTTTTGCAGTGTTCATTTATTTTCTGAAAAACAAATACACAACGAATTTGGTTCGCGCAAGAATTATTTTTGTTTTTTTTGCAGTTCGTGTATTTTGGTGGATATGAAAATTCTCGCTTGTTTGTTTTTTGTTTTGTTTGGGCTGAAAGCGCAGCCACAAGATCAGGCCGCAAAAAATTCCTGTGTATGATAATCGCACCATACTGTTGCTGCGGCGCCCCGCCAAGAAACGATTGGAAATGGTTTGAGATTGATGCGCCATATTCGGGTTTCAATCCATACACCGGATCAGGCTATCCGGCGACTAGGTATCTTCGCGAAATTTTTACCAGAACCGGACTCACCGGAACTCAGACGACGACAAAAAATAGAGACGAAGATAGTAATGCTGAGTCTTCTTCAACGGAGACAAGTGGCGATTTTGTTTGGTATGGAGATTTTACACTTCACTCAACAGAAACAACAGAAACCACGATAACAAAAACATATCGCAGATGGAGTTTTGAAACCAGTAGCTACGAATATCAGTATGAAAACTTCGCGCTTTCGATACCATTTACATTTGTGTCGTTTTGCACTCTTTGGAAATCAAGAGCGGAAGAAATTTGCCCACTTTCAGACATGAGGGAGTCTGTCGCAATAACCGCCATATACAGCGGAAGCACTGAGTCAACGCTCAATCTTGTTTTTGAAACCGAATATTATCATCTCACACAAACAGAAATTGACGCCGAAAACGTAAGGTCGCGCATTTATTTGAGGCCAACATCAACATACCCATGGGATGAAAAGTATGACGGTTTTGAATTTGACGGCAGAATTTACAGCGGAACAGACAGAAACACTGTTCCAATCGCTTTTGGTTCAACTGGCACGCCGGGGGGTTTTACATCAGGATCAGCAAGCATCGCAGCGTTTGCTAGAACTTGCCACGCATTTAAGGATGGATTTGGATGCGATGCCCCGGGGGATTTTAGGTTTCATGATATTCCTCTTCAAACCTTTAGCTTGGCATCTTCGTCTCTTTCTTCAAATACGTTTCTAACCACAGAGCTTGCGCCGGGGTATTATTCTTTTGATGGAGAGAGATTGATTGTCCATTCTGGAAATCGTATTTCGCCATCAAGTAATAACTGGTTTGATAACACAGGAGGAACTAGCCACCACGGATACATTGCGGCGATGCAATCAAGCGGTGACGACCCATGCCCGCCATGAGAAGATTTTTGATCAATCAAATACGGGCTACGTCTTTATTCCGCTCCGTTGGATATTTTGAAGAGGTTATGCGTGTGGGGCTGATTGATGGGGATTTTGTTGAACTAACAGACGACCAGTGCCGTGAAATTGGAAAAAAATTTAGAGCGGACAGCAAATGGCCGATGTGGGCTAAGATAATATCCAAACAAAAGACAAAAAACGATGTTGGCGTAGGTGACACTGTGTCGAGACTGATTGTTGGCGGAGAAAGTTTCAAGCTTTGGTTCAAAAATAGGTTTGGAAAGTCCTGCGGTTGCGCGGAGCGACAGGATGCTCTAAACAAGAAATACCCATACGATGTCACTAACTAAATTTATCTTCGCATCCGACGTTCACGGCGATCAACAAGAGCCAGCCGCGAATGAAGTTCTGTTTGATTTCATTGATATTTGGAAACCTAAGCTGCGAGTTTTTGGTGGTGACTTGTGGGATTTTCGGGCATTGAGAAAAGCGGCGAATGAAGACGAGCGTCGCGAATCAATGGAAGCAGACTACAAGGCAGGCTTGAAGTGGATAAAACGCTTCAAGCCTCATGTTTTTTTACGAGGCAACCACGATGAAAGATTGTGGGAGTTGGCAGCATCAAACAAAGGAGTGCAATCAGACTACGCCATGAAAGGCGTAGTTGAGATTCTAACACTAATGGACAAAATGAAATGCAAGATGCTCCCCTACCATCATCGCGATGGAATATATCGCCTCGGCTCGCTGAAGATGCTTCACGGTTTTCATTGTGGAATGAATGCAGCCCGTCAGACTGCTCTAGTCTATGGTTCGTCATTGATTGGCCACGTCCACACTATTGACGAACATTCCATCCCCGGTTTGGAGCGGCGCGTCGCCAGATCGGTTGGATGTTTATGCAAACTCTCGATGGACTACCAAATCCGAATCCCCTCTCACCTTCGCCACTCTCACGGCTTCGCGTTTGGCGTTGTGAATGAAAAGACCGGAAACTTTTTTGTGTGGCAAGCCGAGAGCGTGGACGGTAAATGGATTTTGCCGAGTGATATAATCGAACTATGAAAAGCTGGATTGAATCACTAAAAGACGACAGCCTGCGAGAAGTTCCAAAAGGATATTTGAGCGTCAAAGAAATTGCCGCAGAGCTTAATCTAGGAGAGAGAGCCGCTCGCGAAAGGGTTGATGCAATGGTTAGATCAAAACAAATTTGTCGTGTGAGTGTTTTGATAAATGCTCGGCACGCTTATTATTATGGCGAAGCGAAAACTAAAAATAGTTGAGCGAAAGCTTGGCCGCGAGAAAGCGTGGGGATTGTATTACGTGGGCGATAACAAGATTGAGGTTGACCCCCGCCAGTCACCAAAGAAGTTGCTAAACACTTTAGTGCATGAGCTAGTGCATCACGTCATGCCGTCGGCTTCCGAGTCTCGCGTCTATCGTTTGGCAGGAACAATCACGGAAGCACTCTGGCGGAACAATTATCGGAAGGTTAGCCAATGATTGAGGAAGAATTTATCAGATCAACAAAGCGAGCGAATGAAAAGCTGTTCGCAGCTGAGTTTATGAAAATCACCCCGCGCGCTCTAGAGACGCTTTTGCGAGCAGCCTTTCGCGCCGGAAAACAATCCGAACGCGACTTCTTAAAAGCGAACTCAGACATGCCCGACTTCTTAAAAGGCTTGTTTAGTTAGTGCAGAAA